GTGCAGGAGTTGCACATTTCGGGGGGTCACCGTGCGACTTTTCGGCGGGGTCTTGAACCGTTTTAGCGTCGGCAGTGTCCCTCGGACCCGAATGATTACCGTTCGCGGGGTCTCGCTCCACCTGGGTGGTGGATAGTCCCTCGGACCGAACATTGGCGCCAGCGGGGTCTCGCTCCACCTGGGTGGTGGATAGTCCCTCGGACCTGACTTTCTGAGAATCAGAGTGCGCGCGTTCTTGCCCGTCGACATTCGCACGCGACGCCCTGTTCTCTTGTGTGTGACCTGGCCTCTCGCCTGGCTGCTCACTTGGCCTGGTGGCAGTCTCCGACGAGGTGTCATTCACACATGCAGACGCGGGGGCGGACGCCACCTTTGTAGATGGCCGTCCCAGCGGACCGTCTGCTTTCACTGACGCGGGGGCGGACGCAAACCCGTCGGTTTGCCGTCCCAGCGGACCGTCAGCCTTCGCCCGATGCGTACGGGCGGAAGTCTCTTTCTGAACCACAAGCGCACCTGGGCTCAGCTTCTTCTTGCTTGCTTTGGGTACTTGAACGTCGTTGTCCTTTACCCAATGGTGGTTTGTCAGCCACGTGATCGTATATTGCGTGTAATACGGTTCCAGTGGCACAGGTAGAAGGTGGTCCTTCTTTTCCTCGAAAGGCGAGTTCCCGAACTTTGCGTTACAGCCCCGGCACGACACGACGTACGTGTCAAACGTGGCCTTCTTGCCCGGGTACAGGTGATCGTACGTGCCGGCGAGCGCGGACCTGTTGTTGCTCCATTGCACAATCCGTCCGCAGTATCGGCACCCGTCACCGTCACGAATGCGCATAGGAATGACGATCGGCCAGTTGCACCTGTCGCGCTTCTGTTGCTTCGCCCACTCGCGCTGATCCCACGGGATTAAGTGAATGAACTCGTCGTCCTGAAACAGCTGATACTCTTCTGTTTCCGCGTCTTCTTTCGGGGTGATGTATCCGGCGAACTGCGCAATCTCTAGCAGCTTCTCTGCGCGCGCATGGCTCCCGGCCATGAGCACGGCCGTCCCCTTAGTAATGCGGTACTCAATGTTGTGAGCAGTCGACGCCATGGCGCAGCGCATAATGAAGCCGAAGATCTCGTTAACGATCCGGTCATCCGCCTCTGGATGTTCCAGGACCCGTAATGCGACTGGGTGCGTCGGGGCAGTATCGCCACCTCTAGCCCACGCCATGCTGTCCCTCGATTCTCGTGATTATGAAAACTGTCAATCAACCGGGCCACTGCCCGGAATGCGGATCTGTGCCTAGGACTCCTCGCTTCCTGAATACCTGTGTGTACGAACGAGCGCTTCTGCGATCTCGTCCTGGTTCGTCAAAACCCGTCCATGCGTGTCATAGACCACGCCAAACTCATTCGCGCACAACGCCAAGGTCTGCAAACGCAGAATCTCGGCCTGTAAACGCATCGCAGCAACCCGCGCGATTCTCACCTCACGACGCTCTACGTCCGTATCGTCACCACCCGTGCGCGAACGAGCAACAGAAATCATTCCCATCGCAGTGTCGTAATCGCGCACCACTTGTCCAATGGTTCGACCAACTTCTTGTACTGGAGTTTCACCCATTACTACCGCTCCACGACCTCGATCGGGGCCCAATCCGCCAACACGCACGAAAACGCCAACCGCTTATTCCCGTGCACACTCGACCACAACTGAGACTTCATACTGTCCTTCTTCCAAAAATGCCCACGACCATCACGCACCACCGCCGACGGCGGCAAACTGATCAACAGGCGCTCGTACTTCTCCGCCACATCCACCTCAAACTCCTTCATCCCGCCGGCCGGCATCACTACCTCGAGCCTCGATAGCCTCCGCTAAACGCAAAATCGCGTACACCTTCGCCCCGTCCCAGTTCGCATCACGTAACGCCCTCACCGCTAGCGCTTCATACCCTGGCTGTTGGTGGTGGTTCATCGTGATTGCCTTACTGCTTCTTCCAGTGCCGTCCAGTTGCGTGCAGCATTTGGGTCTGGAGTCGAGTAGCGTTCGCGAAACACCTTGCGTTGGTACTCTTGGAGCTTTGCGACGCGTTGGCGCTTCTCGTCACGGCGTTTCTTTCTCTCGCGGGCAACAGATTCAGCCTCGCGTTCTTTCACCTGCATAAGCAGGTACTCGCGTGCTCTGAACTGTGCCGGCAGGCGCGCTAACAAGCTAGGTGGAAGGATCGGCATTGTGTCTACCCGCATGCCACGCGCTACAGCGCCGGCATGCGCATACTTTTGCGTAGCGGCGGTTGGTCTAATGGTGGCCATTGCTGAGCTCCATGATCAGATCACCTTGGCCTGGCACCGCATGGTCGTCTTTCTTCGTTTGGTTCGCTGGGGCCTTTTCGTGTGTTTGTTTCTGGTTCCCACCCGCACGGGCATCATGAAGCCACGTAGCGACCCGACTTTGAAGGTCAGTGGCGAATAGGTTTCGTCTTCGGCTTCGGTGCCACAAGGTCACCGAGGCGTTGAGGACTTTCGCGCACTGTGCGACTTTCCATAACCGTGTGTGCTCTGCCGTGACAGAGGGCAAATCCTGTTCAAGAGGCAAGTCGCGGTACTTCTCTAAAAGTTCCTGATTCCTCGCGTTCGTACCCGGGATGTCAACCCGTGGAAGCTCTAACCTCTCCCCTGACTCTTTGGTGAACACGACAACGTCGTTGGACGCATCGACCGTGATCTCGGCACTCCAATCATCTTCACCTGGGCGAGGAAAGATCTTCACCACCTGATCCACCTGGGCAGGAGTCAACGCAAACGATCCACGCCCTGAGTGTTGTGCAGTGAGCGACATGACCCCGCCTATATCGGCAGTAACCGCTGAGACTTCGATGTACAGTCCCCCGTACGCCACAGCCACGCTTGGAGAATGTCTACTCACCAGCTTCGAACACGCTACGAGCGCGTTATACAGGTCGTGCCACTCAGTTTTAAACGACAGTTCCGCGCTCATGTCACTCACAATCGCTCACCCCACTCGGAGCCTTGAAACGCCTAGTCGACCTTTCGCGCCGCCAGGCCCGGTGGAAGTCGAGTACCTCGACAACCTCAGACACAGCCTCAGACCACGAATCAAACGACTTAATGAACTGTGGCCAGAACTGTGGCCAACACACGATCCACTTCCCTGATAGCCGGGACTTCTGCACTCTGATTCTCATTCCTCAGCCCGTTCAAAACCCTGACGATCAACAAACGCGTCAGCGGCCTCTGCTGAATAAAACGTCCACTCTTTACGCCCGTACCGCACGCGCCATTTCTCCAAACTCGACTCGGACCCCACGCGCTCCATCATCACGACCTCACCCACGGCAACCTCCCCTCAACATCAGCGACCAACAGACCGGCCGCAGCACCGGACAAGGCAATACCGATCAAGCTCATGCCGTTCACCGTCAACGAATGAACAAACGACCCGAAATACAGGGCCATACCAACAACCGCTAAAGGCACCCACAACAACGCAGCCCGCCGTTTCTGAAAACAACTCATCGCTCCACTCGAACGACTAGAAACATCAGCATCGGAGCTCCACTCATCCATTGCCCACTCCCTCGCTTTCTGGGTGTGCGTGCTTTTCCCTGCACTCCTCACACCTGCGATACGGCACCGTCAAAACTCCCTGATCGCCTCGGTGGCTGATCTTGGACATCGCTAAAACGCCAATATCCGTGTACGTGCGGTAACACGCCGCGCACTGGACTGTGAACCACGCCTGGCCCTCGCGACTTTCCTTCGCTACAAGCCCTGTGCACATGCCGGGAACACGGGGCAGTGGTTTTCCGGGGTTGCCCCATTCGCCCCTCATTTGATTCCCTTACCTCCGACCGTCCAGACCAGTGGGGCACCGTCCGTGCTGTCTTTGATAAACCCACCGATCAACTCACGGCCCGCCACCGAACCCCTTATAGGTTCACCTAGTTCGCTGACGACGCCGTTATTGTTAACCACCACGTTGAACACGCCTGGCCTGTCTGACGGTTCGCAGATCAGCACGTATATGCCGAGCTCGTCGTTCCTACCGATAAGGGCTGTCCCGGTTGCTGGTAGTGGCGGGAACGAGCCTGCTAATCTAGTCATTAGTTACTTGTCCTTTCTTGGTATCCGGCCCCTGCACTCCCAGCAGGGGCTAATTTTTGTCTGAGCGATGTCACCATCGTTTTTGGATTGGGTGGCTCGCAGAACACACGGTGACTGCGAGCCACCAGGGCAGGGGCTTCCCCTTCCTCCTGCCCTCATTCCCCGCCACAACGCGGAGAAATCTTTTACTCGGGTCGGGTCGGGACCTGGGTATTGGTCCGGTCCCGGTCACGTGCCCGGCGTATCGCTTTCACCTGCTTATTTAGGACAAGCAACTGAGTAAGCTCACGGTCAATCGGCAAGCCGGACGTCCATTTCTCGCTCATCACAGTCAGCAGCTCTTCGACTTGTAACTCCAGTGGCTTAGCCACACGGACCACCCTGACTACCCCGGCCCTTACGGGCCTCCTCCTCCGTAGGATTAGTGGTATCAACAGCAGTCCCTACAGAGGAGGAAGAATCATGGCTGGAAGAATCATCGTCATTCAGGGCAATCGCGAAAGCGTTTTCGAATCTGACGATTACGTCGTGTATGCGATGGAGCGTGTCATTCGTGAACGTGTTACGCAAGGAAAGAGCATGTTCATCGAGGCCCTCGGCCTCCCGGAATCGCAACGTCACTCGATCACTGTTGTTATCGGACCTATGACTCAGCTCTATTTCTCCTACACTGATGGAGTCGTCGACCCGCCCACCGGCCTCATTGAAACCTTGCACGAATACGTTGAAACTCACGGAGGGTTCCGCCTGAACGAACTTGATTTGCCGGTTGAGCCTTACTAATTGGTCAATCAGGCGCTCAGTTTGTTCCCACCCATCGCGGACTTCTACTGGCATGATGCCCCCTCACCATCAGCACAGCCCGAAGCTGCCGGCCGGCCCTTACGGGCCTCCCCCTCCGTAGGATTAGGAGGACCAACAACACCACCTACAGAAGGGGAGAAACCAAATGACCGATGACAAGAAGGTGCAGTTTTTCCAGGGCACTCGAGTAAACAGCGTTTCATCGCCGATCACCTTCCAAGCCCTTAAAGCTCACAGTGAAGCCATTCACATCCTGAATGCCCGGCAACCCATCACGCCCGAGAAACTCTTCGAGTTCATGGAAGATTCGTTTGTTGAAATCTTCAAGGTGCTCGCTCAGATTGAGGAGCGCACTCGATTCAACGTCATCGACGAAACTGAACGAAACAACGATAGGTAGAACCTTTGATTCCTGGTTGCTATCTATGCACAACGTTGGTACCGGCTCATAGATAGCAACCTTCTCTCTGTTAACCATCTTTTTCGTACGGCCCTTACGGGCCTCCCCCTCCGTAGGATTAGGAGGACCAACAACACCACCTACGGAAGGGGAAGAATCATGGCGGACCTCGTCATTCTTAAGCTCGGCGCTAAACAAGCGGCCTGAGACGTCCGCATCTTCGAGGCTTTGCATTACACCCTTGAAGAACTCGAAAACACCTTGGAAGGTACGCTCGTCGAATTCCACCCGGACAATTGGTTTCAGCGGAGCCGATATTGACTCGGCATTCTCGACAGCCTTTGTGTCAATGACCTGGTCGGGACTCTCCGGTTCCACGTGCGCGGGACGCTCACTGATCACACCGTTGATCACACCGTTGATCGCGTCGCTCACGAGCACCGCATAACGCTCACTCACCCGGTCAAACTCTTCTGACAGTGCGTCCTCATGGCTGAGGTACCACAATCCCGAGTCTCCACCGGCCATCGCGAACCTGAGAGCAAGAGAGCTGGCTTCACTAAACGACAAACGAACCTTGCCCAGCTCTGGCGGAAGCGCTTCACTCACGAGCTCCGCATAACGCTCACGCTCCTTGTCAGCCTTACCCGCCAGTTCATCTTCTAGCAAGACAAGCCACAACCCCGAATCCCTACGAGCCAACGCGATCTTACGAGCTATCGCGCGAGCCTCACGAAACGACAGATTGACTTTGCTCATGACGCCTCACCCTCACCATCAGCACAGCCCGAAGCTGCCGGCAGGCCCTTACGGGCCTCCCCCTCCGTAGGTTTAGGGACACCAACACCACCTACAAAAGGGGAAGAATCATAGCTGGACGAATCAGCGTCATTCAGGGCACTGACTACCACTGTTCTCCGATTCAGATCACGCCATTCTGTGTAAATCAGATCGTCGAGCATGCCAGTAGCTCGCATGCGAGCCATGACGTCACCATCAACATACGTATCGACTTCGTACAAGCCGCCACGACTGGCGTACTGACGGTGACTCTCCACCTCCGCCACCCGAGACCTAATGACCTGCTGACGCACAGTCCGCGTGTACTCAATCACCTGCTTACTCATGACGCCTCACCCGCCCCCGCGAGCGCATCCGAATCACGCTCGGAGTTTTCGCTTACAAGGTTCTGCAAGTCTGATAGCAAGTAGCGTCTGTGACCGCCGACGGTTCGCTTTGGCGTGAGGTAACCAGCATCTTCCCACCGACGCAGGGTGTTTCTGGCGACTCCCAAAATCTCCACTGCTTCACCTATCGACACAAGCTTTTCGCTTTTTGTGTAGCTATGGTTACGTTTCTGCATGGCATAAATGTATACATAGATACACACTGTGCGCAAGTAGCTGTTTTCTACATACCCTTCGCCTGACAGTCGCCTTTGGCCGTTTTGTGTAGCTTTGTGTAGAATGTAGCCATGACTATAGAACCTGCTTCAAATGGCGCTTGGACTCCAAAGTTTGAGTTTTCCGATCGGATTCGCAAGATTCGTCGTGATCTCGGCATCTCTCAAGACGAGTTTGCGCGTGACCTTAACGTGAAGAAAGTAACGCTAGGGTCCTGGGAGTCTGGACGGACAACACCTCGTGAGCTTGTAGCAGTGGCAAAACGTATTGAATTGCTTACTAAGGTTCCTGCTACCTGGACCCTTGGTCTAGAAACAGAAAATCGCCGCCCGGACGGTCCGGACGGCGGGGGTACCTCGCGTACATATTCTAATCCTAAGATTGCGCATCGCATTGCGGCCCCTCGACTGGCTGTCGTTTCTGGGGCTGTAGCAGCCTGATTAATTACACGCGTGTAGTATAACTTTTTCGTTTCAAAGGTTTGATCTCTGTTGGTTGCTTTCGCCCCTGTCGTTTTAAACTCCAACATGGCTACGCTTCCCCACAGCAATACTGCTGACACCGAGTCCCTGCTTGAAGAATGGTCGTGGACAATGCAGTCTGCGAACTTCTCCACCCGCACCATCGACGAACGCTTGCTCTTGATCAGGCGCGTCTGCGACACATGCGGACACCCGCTAAACGTTCAAACGAGAGATCTCCAGAAATTCCTGGCCACACCGTGGAAAGCGTCGACCAGGCAGACCTACCAGTTCGCTATCCGGGGGTTCTTCACATGGCTACAGTGGGCAGGCCACCGGGATGACAACCCTACCGACAAACTCCCCCGCGTACGCGTTCCACGACGGCACCCACGGCCCATCACAGACGCTGACTACGTCGTGCTCAAGCAAACACGCATGAACGCGCGCACGCTCCTTATGGTCGAGCTAGGAGCGCGCGCCGGCTTGCGAGCGCATGAGATTGCGAAGTGTCACCGTGACGATTTTGACGAGCGTAACCGGGTGTTACGTGTCAGTGGTAAGGGAGGTGTGGAACGTTTCGTTCCTGTGCATCATGACCTGGATCGTTGCTTTGGCATGAACGCGTTTCTGTTTCCTAATCATGATGAGAACAAGAGTTTCGCGGCCGGTGAAGGTCATGTGCTGGCGAATAGTGTGTCGCGGATGTTGTCTGGGGTGATGCGTCGGGCTGGTGTGAATGGGACTCCGCATTCGCTACGGCACTATTTCGCTACGAACCTTCTGCATGCCGGGGTGGATTCGCGGGTTGTACAGGAGCTACTCGGTCATGCGAGTGCACAAACGACTGCGCTTTACACTGCTGTCTCTCTGGACCAGAAGCGTCTGGCTGTCGAACTGCTATGATCGGCTTGCCCCCGTAGCTCAATGGATAGAGCGCCAGACTTCTAATCTGTAGGTTGTCGGTTCGAGTCCGACCGGGGGTGCTTTCGTGGCGCATTCTTCCCCAAACCAAGTAATGCCCCAGACCACGTGGCCTGGGGCATTACTGTCACGCTTGTTCTAGGCACAGCTCAGCTCATCGTTTGCCGGCCGGGTAAGCCTTCCCTGTGGCGCTGAGATTAGTTTTCGGTGTCGTACCCGTGCAATAGACTCCGCTAGAGCCTTCAGAGCTTCTTGATCACCTGTCTTGATATGACAGCCCTTGGTGATCTGGTCGACTGGGATCTGTTGAGACAAATCAAGCACTTCAATGCCAACTGCGACATCCATCTCGTCTAGATCAACGTTGACCTCCGGTGTTATTTCAACTGTAGTCGCAACGTCGTTATCCGACAGGTGGAGGTACGCAACCTCTGCCTCGGAGTCGATTTCTATACGATGTCCGTGTCTCATCAACGTTCCTCCTTCCAGGCAACGCTCTTAACTGTGAAGATACCAGGCCCTGCACTGTCTTTTGGACACCAAATCTTCAGTGTTCTCCCATCTTGCGCTTTTCCCTCGAACTTAAAGCTATCCTTGGGAGTCTCTGTCTTGTTGCACTTCCGAGATAGAACGTATTCGATGTCATCTTCTGTGACTCGCCTTGTCCTCATTCTACTCTTGGCGTGATTCGTGATTTTCAGGAGCATCACACGTCAGCATCTGCTGGTAATAGCATCTCAAACGCAAGACGGCGAACCTTTTCGCCGTTGAGCATCACATCAACGGTTACTAGATCAGGCTCTGACATTGGCACCACAATGTTTAAGGTGAAGAGGATTCCTTGCTTTCCGTCATACACAAATGTTTGTGGGCCCGGCGCGATGACGCCGGTCACAGTCATAGTCACATCGTTCTTAACCGACGCCACAACAATTTCAAGCTCTGGGTCTTCCTCACCAGCCACGACCCTAACTCGGCCAGCTAAAGCCACATCTGCCTGGGTTGGGAAACGCGACGTGAACATGTGTGTAAAACTTGCGCCGACTGCCGTAATCGTCCCTTCTTGGATACGAGCATAATCAGCTAGGTATGCGTAATCTAGTTCAGCCATACCTCAATACTATTCTCCAAAACACCACACGCTTCACGAGTAATCGCCCGCAACCACCAATCCTGTAGGTTGTCGGTTCGAGTCCGACCGGGGGTGCGCTTACACTATTCTCATGAACCGCATTTTTCCCCCGACCGCGTCGAGAATTGGCGCGACTCTGGTAGCGCTCGGTTTACTTGCTGGCTGTTCTGCCACCACTAACGGCGCTTCCTCTGATGATACTTTGTCTGTGCAACAGTTCGCGTCTGAGATAGCTCCGATTCGGTTAGACGTGAATGAAAGCCTTGACCGCTGGAAGGAGCGTACGTGTTCCTCTCTGGCTATCGCCGACGGCGATGTTCTGTGCCACGGCAACGCCCTCATTTTGGGCTCTGCGGTGCAAACGGCGTACATAAAGCTCAATACGATCACCAACACGTCCGCCTCTGGCTATGTAGGACAACCGCCGGCGGAGGTTTCCGACCTTTACCAAGAAACACTTAAGGTTGCAGCAAAGGCTCATGACTCCGGAAAAGCGTTTCAAGAAAGTGGTTGCGAAGAAAAGGAATGCATTGGACTAACTGTCGACTTGATTGGCGACGCTGAAGACCTTCGTGGCACTCTCGAAAAATGGGCTCCTTACCTGTCATAAGGTTGCGACTCTCTCCGATTGAGTGAAGCGTTCCGCAGCAAATTTGAGCGTGACAGCTTCTCTGACTGGTAGCTCTCAGACGTAAAAGTAGGCCCCTACCGCACGCGCGTGCGGTAGGGGCCTTTGTGCATGATGTGTCGTTATCCGCTTCTCTTCAAAAGTGCCACCGTATTCGCGAACCAACGGTGGTTTGTTAAGTGATAGGAACTGCCCCGGCTTTTAGGTGAAGCCGGGGCGTTATGTGTTACACGCGAACGTCGTACGCTTCGCCTGCATCTTCTGCAGGCTCTGGTTCGTAGCCTTCTTCATCATCGAGGCTTTCCGAGGCGAGCGCGGCGTCTAATGCGTCTTGGTCGAGCGCTTTGGACTGCTCGACCTCATTGAGTGCTGTCGTGTTCTCAATGGTCTCGGCCGAGAGCCCCGGGCCAGCCACGCCAATGGGACTTGAAGCAATAGAAGTGAGTACCGACAAGATAGTGGCGGTAGCTGTAACTGACAACATTGCCGGCCAGTCCAGCTCCAAAACACCTACCTGGTCCACACCGATGAGCGCAACAAGCGTCTGGGCAGCCGTTTTTACTGCCCGCTCCGTGGTAGCTGTCCAGAACTGTGGTGTAAGCATGCTCATGCGCCTCTCCCTTCAACAGTAAAATTCGTCGACGTGATGACTACTGGTTCTTTACCCCGGTTGGTCACCTGGAGTTGCAGGCGAAGCGAAGCCCCTTTACGAGGGGTCTGCTTCACAACGTAAGACTGTGGCGTGTAAATGTGCTTCGCAGACCTGTTCGAAGCGAAGTCCTGCTCGAAAAAATTACCAACGATACGATCCTGTGGTTTTCCCCCTTTGAGGAAATCCACGATCTTTGCAGACACTGCTAGTGTGCCTGCGCCAGCTACCCCAATTTCGACGGTCGGGCGTACCTGCTGGCCCTTCCTCAGCGATGTCATCGAGAAGTACTCGCCAACTCTGATACGGGTTGTCTGACCTGGCTTGATCGTTCGTTTGCTCGTGTTGGCGCCTGTGGCTATGACTGGCATGATGTCGCCCTCTTTCTGGTTACTTTTACGTGGACTCGTTTTTGGTGGCGTTTTGGTCGCGTGTCGTGGAGCGTCATGGAACTTCGGCCGGCCTCCGTACTGGATCAGACTGAGTGACCGTGTGCGCAGGTGCACGCCTCCCCCATCGCGCTGAGACCCTCTGTTGCTGGAAGACGTGTTGCCCTCCCACACCAGGGCACGCCCGCCCCGGTACCCTGCGAAAATTCCAGTGTGAGAAAATGTGTACCTCACTTGGTCGCCTGGCCGAAGCTTGCGCTTGTCAATGCGCCTACCGTGCTTGCGATACCACTCAAAGCACATCGCCACAGACGCAGACCTCGGGAAATCACGCCCCGCCTGCAACCCGATCTGGTCATACACCCATGACGTGAAAGCGGCACACCACGGATACGCGGACCCACTCACTGGGCGACCATAGAACCAATCGTTGAATTTCACTTTGTTCGAATAGCCACGCTCACGCACCCCATTCTGAGACCGTGCCTTTGTGACCGCTTTTCTACCTGTTGTCACCACTCCCCCTTTACACGTCCAGTCCGGACATCAAATTCTTCAAACGAGCTAACAGCTGGGTAGCCGTATAGGGTGGTGGAGGTTTCGCCCCAGCGGCCTCCCACGCCGCCAACTCCGTCACCCACCTGAGCACGTCCCCGACAACCGACTTAAACCGCCTGTTCTCCTCCATCAACTCCGCATTACGCTCATCAAGGGCGCTCAACTTTGCTTCTTGCGCATCCAACCGTGTCACCAAGTACTCCACCCGCGCCCGGTCTGACGCGGACATGTCCCTGTACATCTCCGAAGCCCTTGCTAGCGCGTCCGCACGATGCTGACGCTGGGACGTGCGTGAGGTCGTCCACCACGTCAAAAGACCAACAACTGCGGAAAGGACACCACCGGAGAAGATCTGCTCAAGACTGAATTTCTCCACTATGCGTCCTCTTTTCTGCGCTCATTTGCGCGACAATCACTGTGGACACCCAGAAAGTGCCGTAGCTGATCGCGGTGATGATTGACTGTGGCCTACCACCGGCGATGACATTCTCAGGGAGGAAGCCGATGATCGATGAGCATAAGAAAAGGAGCGTCATAAGTAGTGACGCTCCTTGCAACCCCTGGAAGCCGATAGCTCTTCGAGTCGGGAAGAAACTGCCGGTTATCACCCCCATGGTGCCACCGATAATCCAAATCACACCGGCTCCCCACGTGGTCATGACAGGCGACCAGTCGATACCAGCTTCACGTGACGCTGACGGGAAAATGATCCACGAAAGACCGATAAGAATGAACATTGTCCCTTTTATGGTCAGGTAGGTGCCTATCGGGTCTTTAATCCGTGACTTCATTAACCGACCCCACTACGTGCATGGCGACTGTGCCCCAGCTTTCTGCGACCACGTATTGAATGTCCTGGTCAGACACCCCCGTGGTGTCCACTGTCCCAACTTCATCAACTTTCACCGCATTAGCAATAGCGGGGTTGGACGCGACCAGACTCAACATCATAGGCTCCACCGTGTGCGGGTTAGCCAGTACGCGCAACGCATACGATTTAGCTTCCCCACCCTTAATCGTGTCCAACTGTGAAGCGTGCTGAATGCACGCACCCATGACACGCCACTTAAAAATGTCATCATCAAGAACTCTGGCTGTCGATATGAGCATGACCCCTACTTTCTATACTTCACTTCAATCCACATGCGCTTCCACGGCCCATACCCGTACTCAGACGTGGACGGGGAGTTATCCCCCAGACCGATACCTTTGAGCTTCCCGGTTTTGAAATCGTTCCAGTACTCGCGGGGGATAGGAATCTGCACACCACTGTTACGTCCAATACGGTTAGACGTTTTGAGGAGCTTCCACCCGTCAGGAATTTTCGTAATATCCGACGACAGCCGGTTGTGCCCGATCAGCTTCACCTGGCCGCCAGACCCGTAGTAGAAATGCTCCATGTACACGTAAGCCGTCATAGCGGTAATCGTGGCGCCGGACAGGTCACCAGTCATTGACGGGAACGTGGCGATTGACTGGACACCACCCATACCAGGCATACTGCCCTGGTAGCACTTATCCCTATTCTGGTTCCGCCAACCACCCCGCGTGTAAAAAGTCCTTCCACCGTTGGCCCAGTACTTCTTCGTGTAGTTCTTCTTCTGCGGCGGTGGCGGTGGTGGTTTAGGTTTAGGCTTAGGTGGTGCCTCAGCAACCTCGGAATCATTGTCCGCGCGTCTCACGGAAACGTTATCGACGAACGGGCCAACATCCTCAATAATCAGCTCGGAAATACCCTGCCCAGCTTCGTGAATCAAGGCTCTCTTATTCGAGACGACCGTGAGCAAGAACCTCGTATCTTCGTCACTTCCCGGCGAGTACATCCACGACCCACCGAATTGCTCCACCCCATTTTCTTTCCAGGAGGTGGAGCTGAACTTGCGCATGACCGTGGAACCAAAGGTGGGACGGTTGCCTTTCCAGTCGTATTTCACGTACATGTCAACCCATCCACCACCAACGTTTTGCACCATGATCGGGCTTACCGTGATCTTGTACATGCGGTTAGCCTTCAAATCCGCCTGCACTTCCATGAGCGCCATTTCACCGCCACCAGACTTGATCTCCCACCCGGCCTGGTTATCCTCACGCCCATGCGCAATCACGCCACGGGGCAAAGCATCAAACCAGGACGACAGCTCCACAGCTGATGTTGGGGCGAGAACTTCCTGAGACTGGCCAACAAGCGGCAAACCGTTAAACACCGGGTCAGTGTCAATGTTCAACCCACTACCAGAAATTTCACCCAGGTTACTCACCGTGGCCACTGGTGTGCCTTCATCGTCACTGATGGACAGGAGGTCACCACCGGCCTGGCCCAGCGTGATCTGATCCATACCGTCAGTGTCAGTGACGTGGAACCCGGACGTGTCCATGAGGCTCTTAGGGTGGTCGCGGGAAGTTTGGACGGTCGCCCCGGTGATGGTTTTACCGTCGATGGCGGTCGCGTCGAGGATTTTTGCGGTGACAGCCCCGGCTTTGAGTAGGTCGGTGCCGATGGTGTTGGCTTTGATTCGGGCACCGTCCATTTCACCGACGGTGATTTTGCCCGCGTCGAGAGTGCCGATCACACCACTTTCAGCTGTGATAGCGCCCGTGGCGATCTTCTCGGTGGTAATGGCGCCATCAGCAATAACTGTAGAACCGACAGACCCCTTCACCAGCACCTTGTCAGCCTGCACTGTCCCAGCTTTAATCCTGGCACCGTCCATTTCACCCACGGTGATTTTGCCAGCATCCAGGGAGCCAATCACACCGGACTCGGCGGTGATCGCGCCGGTGGAGATTTTCTCGGTGGTGATCGACCCGTCCTTGATCAGGGTCGTGTCCACGGCGGGACTGATACGCGGGTTGCGCCACCACTGATACCCAGACTTGTTATCCGCGCCGTTGGGATGGTTACCGTAGACTCTGAGCTTATACTTACCAGACTCAGGCACACTGAACTGGCTTGTTGCCGTCCGCCAGGTAGTCCCGGCACGCTCACCGCTAAAACAGTACACGCCCTTTTTCCCGTCCTGGCCCACGATCTGCCAGAACCACACGGTGCCACTCACGGACGATTTCACATCCGTGGCAGCCGTGTACGTGACCCCAGCAGACAGTTCAAAAAACGCATCAGTTTCTACAGTATTCGTGCCTTGCAGCCACACTGACGGGTCTTTAACGTTCCTGCCAAAACCAGTCCAGCCAGCATTCGACACGGCCAGGTTATCCGCACCCGGTAGCACGTTCGTGGGAGTCCCAGACAGCAACTGCCCAACCGTGAGTGTGCCCGCCTTAATCCTAGACCCGTCCAGCTCACCAACAGTGGCCTTGCCAAGGTCAAGCGACCCGATCACACCAGACTCGGCAGTAATAGCGCCAGCAGCTATTTTGTCCGTAGTAATCGCGCCAGGTTCAATCAGCGTCCCGGACACCATCGGTTTCAGTACAGGATCACCAAAAACCACCCAACCCGTGTCAGAATCCAGTTGAATATACAACTGCATCCACCCGGCACCCTCGGGCACTACCCACTCGTGCTGGATAATACGGTCGCTCACGCCAGAGTAAACCTTGGGAGTCACCCACTCGCCAAACACGTCAGTCGACAGATACGACCCGTCCGGCTTGTAATGATAAGCGCGTGTGCGCGCCGCCGGAACCACATTATCCGTGTAAGAACCGCCACGGTACAAGCGCGCACGAAACATCAACCGCATCCCCGCCTGAACGGGAAACATGGAGCCATCCAAGACACTCCCCGACGACCCTTCGGGGGCACGCAAAGCAGCGGAACTTATGCTGGTGCCACGCTTCACCATGAATGACGGCCCGTAAGAATGATCGCGATTCCACGCTTTAATCTCCCCACCGCTCAACGGTCGGTGAGGCGTCGTAATCCCATTAGCCAACATGGGAATACTCAACCAGTTATCATCCGTGGACACTTGTATCTGGTCGGCGCGGATACTGCCCGCCTGGATACGGGCAGAATCAATAAACCCAGTCGTCAGTTTGCCAGCGTCAAGGGACGCAACAACACCGCTATCAGCAGTGATAGCACCAGTAGCGATTTTGTCCGTGGTGATAGCACCATTAGCAATAATCGTGGTGCCGACTTTGCGGTACAGTTTCAGCCCGGCAAGTTTCACCACAGCATTAGTTTCAGAACCAGAAGAGTGGTTGAAATAGAAGTAATTAAAGTACACTGCTGGCACACCATCACCAACAGTCGATGTTGCAGTGACTTTCGTCCACTTAGTGGGCACAGTGTACCTCGCGACAGGGTACGTACTTGCAGACGTAGCGTCCCCAGACCAGCCACCCACATGGCTACTGTCCCCCGTGCTACGCACTTCCACATAAAACACGGAATCGGGTTTGTCGGCCTTCAGCCAACACTCGAACACGAGCACGTCACCAGGCTCCACCGGGTAATCGACAGGGCCACGGAAATTCGTGGAACCTTGCCCTTCCCGAGTAGCCATAGACCCGGCCAAACCAGGTGACGGCTTATCATCCGGGTCAAACGTTAAACTGTCCGGCCAACCAACACCACCACGGGTAAGGTCACCATCAGGGATAAGGTTACGGTCAGACCCAACAAGCACCTTATCGGCACCAACCGTACCCACCTTCAACCGGGCACCATCCAACTCACCGAAAGTACCCGTGCCAATATCCACTTTCGGGATCATCACCGGGTCAAGCGACTGCTGAACCCAGTTTTTACCGTCCCACCGCCACGTACCAACATGGGCACCATCCTTATACTGGTGCCACGTGTCACCCGTCGCACCACCAGGTGTAGACGCTGTAGGTGCGTTAGGCTCCCAACGGATACTAGTCTTACCATCCACCGACTTGCGCACACCAGCAAGATCGCTAGACAGGGCTTCCTGCGCGGACTGCACATCAGCCACCCGCTTATCAGACGCATCAACCCACGTTTTACCGTCCCACACCGACACGCGATTCTTACCCGCAGCGGAAGTATCAAACCACAGGTCACCCTTCGTGAACGTCCCCGTTGGTTTCGACGGTTGATAAAACGCCTGGTTCTTCCCATCAGCCGTGGTCTTAACCGTGGACAGGTCAGCCTTCAGCGCTTCCTGAGCATTCTCAACATCAGCGACACGCTTATCAGACGCATCAACCCACGTTTTACCATCCCACACCGACACGCGATTCTTACCCGCAGCGGAAGTATCAAACCACAGGTCACCTTTAGTGAAAGACCCGGTAGGTTTAGTGGGTTGGTAATAAGACTGATTCTTCCCATCCGCAGTGGCCTTCACCGTGGACAGGTCCTTCTTCAAGTCCTCTTGGGCCTTCTGTACCGCCTGCACGCGCTCGTCAGCGACGCTCACCCACTTCGACCCGTCCCACCGGTGGGGCGTGTTGTTCTTCGACCCGTCAAACCACAAGTCACCCTGCTTCATGTCCGTCGTGGGTGCAGTCGTAGAATAGAAATTCTTATTCCCACCATCAGCAGACACCACAACAGCGTCCAGCTTCTTCGCCAGCTCAGCCTGCGCAGTCTCCACGACTTGAAGCCGGGAATCCCTCGCCGACACCCACTTCGACCCGTCCCACAGGTTCAAGCCCCACTTCGGCTGCCCAGTTTCAGGGTCAATCGATGTGTCGAACCACACGTCACCATCAGACCCCGTTTCAGGTTTCGTCGGTGAGTAGTAGTTCTTGTTCTTCCCGTTCGCTGAGTCCTTGACAATCTCAATCTCGCCCTCGAGCGAGATCATCGTCACCTCGACAGGCACCGCCTGTGAATAAACCGAAAGCGCTGTGGAAAATGTCTCACTTTTCACAGCAACATAGACTGTGCCATTTCCTGGCGACATGAAGATCGCCTGACCGCCTGACGGAGGTTCAATCGTCGCTACCGGCACCGCATCGGACATGTCAGGAACTAGCCCCGCATACACAATCCGCCGGCGATAATCAGCAGGCAATGGAGCACCGTCGACGTTCGTTCCGTCGTGCTCAACCGTGATAACAACGCCATCCACTGTGACGATCGGCGGTGACGGTTGCGGAGGTGGTGGACCTACCACGTGAACGACCGCGTGCGTACCGTCTTCCTGCAACCCAATCTTCATGACCGTTTTCTGGTGTGCGTCGTTGACCAGAAGCGTTCCGTTCTCGATTGATGAGTGGCGAATCTGGTCTGCTGAGAGTAGGCCGCGCACTTGGTCTTTTACCTTAGAGACTTCACGTATGAGCCTGGTGAGTTCGTCAGCCATGTGTCACTTTCTCCGCTCGTTTTACTGTCACGTCAAGAGTCTGTTTTTCGGGGTGTGTGGTTATCGCCAGGAGCTTCACCCAAATGTTCTGCGGATCCGCCCACCCATCTGCAGTTTGTAGCCGCACGTCGTCGCCGACAGTAAGTGACCCGACAGGCGCTGTGGGGTGATCGATCACGGTGAGCTGGTCAAGGTTCGGGCTACCGACTCGCGAGCGCAGTTCTGCGTCTGCGCGTTTTCTGGCGGCGGTGGGGGTGGTGATGGATTTGTCTATGATGACTGCGTCTCTGGCGAGGTGTTTTTGGGTGGCAGTGGTGGCGGTGTGGTGCATCATTGCTGATCCTTCGCCTGCTCCGATGACGAAGATTTGTGTTGCGTAGTCGTCGGGGCGTGATTCGAATTGTGGGCGTTGTGTTACGTTTACGCCTTCTATGAGTAGTGCGTCGTTGTTGCGTCGGCCGAGTCGTGGGTAGCCGAAGTTGAGTTCGTGTTTGATGTGTTCGCCGTTCCATGCGTGTGTGCATGTCCATTCGAATGGGGCGAGTTCGGCGAGCGCGTCGAATTCTTTTGCGAGGTCGTGGGTGGACCACCAGGTGAGTGTGTATGGGTCTATTTTTTGTGGGGTTGTTCCTGGTTCGATGGTGTCGTCTGCGAGGAACATTTGCCGGCTTTTGGTATCTCCTGTTTGTGTGATGCCGAGGTTGTAGCCGGGTCGTTTTTGGGTGTGTTGCCATAGGTGCCATGCTGTTTTGAGTGGGTCGCCTCGTTCGATTGAGGTGGTTCCGGTGTATCTGGTGTCTGTGAGGTATCCGGTGTGGCCGATGCAGTCGATTGTGAGGTTGGGGCCATCTGCTGTGATGGTTTCGACGATTCCGCCTCCTCGTATGTGGCCGTCTGCTTCGGCGTAGATCGCGTTTCTCCACGTGTCGATTTCGTATTTTTTGACGTGTGGGTGTTCGGGTGTGAGTGTTCCTTTAATACCTCCGTGGCCGTTGAGTGTGGTTTGGATTTCGACTCCGCTCAGTGGGAGGTTGTAGTCGATGGTTGTTTCTGTTCCGTCGCCGTTGAGTTTGGTGAGGATGTAGCGCCATGTGGTTGTCATGTGAGGCTCGCATCTGGGGTTTCAAGGAATCGACATTTGAATGTGATTCCTGATCTGTTGTCGAGTGAGACCTGACCGGTTTGTGCGGTGCTTGCTAGGTCGACGAAGGCGCGGATGTCGAATTGTATCTCTTTGCCTCGTTCGTCTGGCCAGACGTATAGGTTCTCTGCGAGCAACCAGTTGGTTTTGTAAATGGTGTTGTTCTCGAGCACGTCCCATCCGAAATCCTGTGACCAGTGTGGTTCTCCGGATCCGTCGGCGGCTTCGTGTGCGATGTACCATCCTCCCCACGATGATTTCCCGGAGTACCTGACTCCTGTCAGGTGGCATTCGATGATCATTCGTGTCGCCCAGGTTGGGGCTTTGATCTTGAAACCGCCTCCGTGTACGCGGTCTGGGAACTGCTCGCCTCTGAGGACTCCTGTCCCGTTTCGTTTCTGGCGGAGCACGTGTGACCAGGTCTGGATGGCTTGCTGTACGACTGGTCGGGCGATGACATGGTCTTCTACGCGTGGCAGTGCGATCTCTCTGATGTCTTCGATCATGCCGGCGGTGATGGTTGCTGTGTTAGCTGGTTGCACGATCTTCGCTAGAGGCACGTGCGGGTACTGCAACCCGCTGATTGAGGAAACGACTGCGTACCTGTTGTATGGCCCGTTCACTACGTCTTCTGGAGGGTTGCCGGCGTACTGGTCGTCATCGATGCGCACGATCAGGTATCTGGTTGCCCCACCAGATGATCCGGTCGCTGGAATTGGCACGTCTGTCGATGACTCTTCAGTTATCGCGTACGACTGGTTAAAAGCTCCCGGGTAATCGTTCGGAGTCACGGCGCCACCACGATGCACACGCACCGCAGCCCCTGGGACTGGGAGCGCACGCACTGCCATATCCCCCGGCCCGTAGACGCCTCGGGCGCCTTTTGTTGCAGCATGCAGTGACATGCGAGCGCCTTCAACGCTGTTGTCTGCTCCGTGGCCGATTGCCCAGGGGACTGGTATGAGTGCCATCGTTGTTTTCCTTTCAGGCTGTGGCTGGTCGCCAGGTGACGGTGAGACGTGATGTTCCCGAGGTGTCTTCTCCTTCGAAGAAGATTTCCGATTGCCCGGGTGGGATTGTGATGTGGTCTATTCGTGAAGACCTGGTCAGTGCTCCGGCCAGTGATGCACCGTTGTTGCGTAGGACTGTTTGGGTGAGCGCGTTCACGGTGACTGACTGGTCGTGTTTGAGGTTGGTGGTGAACTGCAGGGTCCAGCCCGGGCCTTTGACTTTTGGCCTGTTGATGGGGCCGGTGATTGTGATTGTTACGTCGTTGGTGTGGAGTGTTCCACCGCCGTTGTCGATGATTCCCTGCCGTCTGCCTGCTTCGGTGGTTGACCAGGGGAATTTCACCGGGAATATCAAACCCCCGGCACGGCCGGGGGTGAGAGTGAGTGACACTGATCTGGTTTTGTTTTCGTAGATTTGTGTGCTCGCGGGGTGGAACTCACCTTTTGCTTTCACTGTTTCGAGCACCCACGCGTCGTTGTCGTCTGGTTCGAAGTTTCGTGGGCGCCCATAAATGCGTTGTTCGACTCCATGCCTGTTGAACACAAGCGGGACCGTTTGCAACGGCGACCATGTGCGACGCTGATAGTCCCACGCCGTGGCGAGCGCGTGGAGGTTTTTCGTTGCCTCGGCTGGTGTTTTCCCGGTGATGGTGAATTCGAATTGCCAGGGTGTTGGGCGCCGGTAGTCTCGGCCGAAGTAGATGCCGTCGGCTACTGGGTTTTCGGTGTCTTGGTGTGTCCAGTCGGTTTTTCCCTTTGTCACGCTTGACGGGTAGACGGGGTGGCCATCTCCGAATTGGTAGTCGCCGAGTTGGAATTGGGCGTGTTTGAGTGCCATTACGTGGCTCCTACTATTTTTGATCCTCGGTCAATGGTGTTGCGGGACGCGGTGATTGACTGGTTCACGGTGGTGGTGATGTGTGCGGCCATGGGTTTGCCGTCCACCAGGAGTGTGATACCGAGCCCGTTTATTGCCTTGGCTAGTTCAGCTGACGTGGTCTGATGGGTTCCTGCCTGGAGCTGCGCTACTGTTTCTGGCGATAGAGTCAGTGTCGCTGGTTTTAGTACCTGGTTTTCGATCTGGAACGATTTCTTGGACGGCACCACTTTCTCGCCACCGCGCATGCGCATGAGTTCGGGTCCTGATTCTCCGACCCATGCCCACCCCGGCACTGCTGATTCTGTTCCAGCTTCGTATCCGTGCCCCCAGCCGACGACAGATCTCCACCCTGTCATTCCGTGGTAACGCTTGTGCTTGTGTTGCGCATTAGCTGCACGCATTCCCGCGATCAGGTTCTTTAGTGGGTTGTAGACGTTGGGGATGAATGGGCCCAATCCTTTTCCGAAGTCTGTCCACGTCACTCCTGGAACCTGGACAAGACCGCGGGCAGGGTCACCCCTCAGAACGTTGATGTCGCGTAAGGCCGAAGACTGTACAAGGTTAGGGTTACCGTTTGACTCAGTTTTGATCTGACGCAACCACCGGTTTTCATCATCTGGGCCACTACCAATACCTGTGATGGCGAGCGCTTGGCGTACGAGTCCACGCCATGATTCGATGTTTCCTGGCTGTCCGACTGTGGCTGATGTTTTTGAGAATTCGCCGGCTTTTTTGACTAGTCCCTCGCGCACGTCTTTGAGGACTCCGTGGCCGATTTTTGCGACTATGCCTCCCAGCTGTGAGATCGGAGCGGAAACGTCCTTGATTGCTTTGTCGGCGTGAATGTCGGCGGCTTTTTTGTACATGGCTTCGAAGTTTCCGCCCAAACTGTTGATACCTGCTTTGGACAAGAACGCTGGAATGATAGGTGCGCCAACATCACCACCAACTGGTGCCCCGACTTGGAGGGATTGTAGGCGTGCCCATAGGTCTCCACCTGGTTTTATGTTTCTATTGAAGCTTCCTAATGATCTACGGCCCAGGTCGACGTGTGCGTGGTTATAGTGGCCTGCGTATCTCCAGATCACTCCCCAGCCCAGGGCGTGAAGGATCGGGGCAATCTGGTCGAAGTCACGCATCTCCTTTGCCGATTGGCCCGGTGCTGTGTTCAGGTCTAGGGCCCCTTGCCGGTAGTGCCACGAGTTCGGGGCGTGAACACGGTGCACTGGTCCGAACGGTCCTGGCCCTTCGCTGACTCTGACACCGATTTTTCGTAGCGCGTGGCCAAGCTGAATGAGTCCTTGTGTGTTTCTTGGAACTACACCACCTGTAGCGAACTTTTCGTGTGGTAAGTCTAGAAACTTTTGGACCGCGTCAGTACCGCCATTACGAGCGGCCGCATTAACACCGTCTACCCACTCTCGGCCGAGAACCTTCCCGACCTCAGGGCGAAGGACAGGCTCCCCACCTGACAATTCAAGGACACCGCCAGTTGGTGACACGAACGTGTGCACATCGCGACCTGGGGTGTACCCAGGCATCATCCCACCAGTAGCGAACTTGATGTGTTCAGGTGCAGTCAGTTTCACACCAACCTCACCAAACGTTTTGTTCACACTTCCGGTGAACCTACCGAAAATAGTGATCAGCTGGTTGAGCTTGCCACCAAGATCAGGGCGAGCTGAAGACATTTCAGCGTTCATACCCGAACGAATACCAGCGAACGCTCGCTTCCCTGTCCTTTCAATCGATGCGAACCCATCAAACGCGATACGACCCAATCCAGCTAATCTGCCTGACAGGTCACCTTGCATTCCACGAAGAACACCATCAGCACCAGACCGCAACTGTCGCATCAACGCCAACGACTGATCACGCATAAACGTGTACCCGTCAACAGTACGTTTACCCATCACAGTCAAGTCCGTGTTCGTTGTCGCAACCATCGACTCCATGTGCGCTGTCGTTGCTTCATTGCGTTGGGCAAGTGACACAAGCGTGTCCGTCGTCATCTGCAAATACGCTGAAGTTGTCGACGCCTGCATCGCGGTCAACGCCTCAACAGTCGTGTCCCGCATCAGCTCCCATCCCGACACCACTTCTTTAGAGTTCGGGTTCGCCATAGAGGTTTGCTCCGGAATCGCAGAGGCACCGCCGGCCCGTCCAGAGGCGCCCGTAGCGCCCTCCCACGACGGAGCGGACACTGGCACCGCATCAATGCTTGGAATCGCAGATATACCCAGCTGTTGAGCTGTTTGTGCGACCGCCTCTAGCGAATCTTCAATACCCAGCCGGAAACCCTCAGCCGTGTCCACACCACGGTCACGCATCACCCGTGACGGTGACTTGATACCCAACGCGCTTTTCAGCGAGTTCTCCATGCCTTTGGCGATCTTGTGAATCGCTGACTCAATGTTCTTCTTCTGCGACTCAAGTCCACGCACAATGCCAGCGGCAGCGTCAACACCGCCTTTGTAAAACCCATGGGTCACATACTTACCCGCCTGTGCGGAATACTTTTCAATATCCCTGTACGAAGCGTTCAGCGATGACACGTCACTCTTAGATCCACCAAGAAGCGCGTCCGCCATTTCCAACGACTCATCAATCGACGATGCTTGAGCGACCTCTTGAAGGATCTGCCCCGAGTACCCCATCTTCTGCAGCCGGTTAAGCTTCTGCGAAAGCTCTTTCACCCGTGATGCGGCACGAGACGCATTCTTCACCGCCCCAGAAACACCTTTCGTGTTCTCCCACACACCAGGCTTCGTCTGAGACCACAGCGAAGACACATCAAGCTTGTACGCATTACCAGAAACCGACGACGCCACCGACTCCTGGATCTGCTTCAACTCATCAAGCTTCTTCTTCGCCCCTTCAGTTTTCTTCTCAACCGATTCCAACTGCTTATACAACGACCGCAACGACCGTTCATACCGACTCGCATCACGAGAAGCTCGACGTCTAGCGTCATTCGACAGGTCCTCGTTCTTACCCAAGCCATACAACCTATCGACTGCCGAGTACGCACCAGAAAGCGACCCCGTCACCTGATCGCGCACATCACCACGACGCAGATCAGTACGCAAGTCTCCACGTGCTTCTCCTAAACGGCGTGCACGCTCCTGGGCCTCCTTCACACGCGTTTCAGCAGCAGACAACCTTTCCTTAGCTGAATCCAGACGGTCCTGCGCCTTCTCAACCCGTTCATCAGCCCGGTCTTTATCCTTACCCTTCGCATTCTTAGCAACCTTGCGGGCTTTCTTCACATCCGCTTCAGCATCACGCACACGCTTCTTCGCAGCCTCCACAATTCCGCCCTTGGCGAGCGCCTGCATGTTTGGCATGCGTCTGATCGTTTCGAGCAGGATTTTGCGTGAGCGTACGGATCCGTCTAGGGGAATGTATGCTTCGTCGACGTCGGTTCTGTCCCCGACGATTCGCCACGTGTTCGGGGGGACCATTTGTGCGGTGGCTTCCATGAAACCACCGGAGGCGAAGCGTGAAGATGACCCGCCGGCTCCGCTCTTAGTAGCCCACCGGTCACGTGATTCTTGGGCAAGGTCTCGTCCCTTACCCCATTCTTTGATACCCCGCCAGATTTTTACGAATACGTTGGATTCTTTGCCGTCGATGTCGTCTGCGGCTTTACCAACTGCTTCAACCTGGTTTTTTGCGTCTTTTGCTCCGGGGGTGCGTACTTCAGGGGCAATCAGCGTGTCGTTAAGGTCATCCGCTGCGCCTTTAACCTTATTGATTCCGTCTGTTGCGGAGTCAGCGCCTTCGAGTTTGATCTGGGTGCGGATTTCGTCTGGGGTTTGTAAGGCTGTGTCCGCGTATTTTTCGGCCTCGCGTTTGGTCATGCCGAATGCGATCGCTTGGTTGATTAGTTCGCGACGGTGCTCTTCAAGCGCGCGGGCTACTTCTTCAGCTGAGCGTGCTTCCTCAATCATGTACGCGGCGTGTTCATTACCCGAGCGGGCAAGACCGTCGAGTACGTCTTGGTTGGCACGTCCTGCCTTCGTGGTGATGTCGAGCGTTCTACCGTTCTCTCGTAGCGCTTCGTTCGCGTCGTCAAGTGCCTGTTCAAACCTTCGTGCGGCTGCACGTTCGTCAAGGAACGTTGACCCGAAGTTACGCACTTCATCGGCAAGGTCAGCGATTTTCTCTTGGGTTGTTTTCGCGTCTACACCGAGCTGTTGAAGCTTCTTTGCCTGTTCGTCTGTGGCTGCAGACGCTTCGAGCATTTCAGCTGAGATTTCGCCCGTAGCGAGTTTCATCAGTGTCTGCTCGTCTGCGGTTAGTCCAGCGGCTGTTGCTACATCGGTGAGGTACTTTTTGTACTCTGGGAACTGTTCGAGTAGACGGTCGTTTTCAATGCCGGTTTCTTGGGCGCTTTTCGCTATCTCTTTAAACCCTTCCGTTGCCGTGTCCATTGCTCCACCCTGGGCAAGATCACGTAACGCCACATCGGTTTCTTTGATCGTTTCGGCAACAATGGTTTCGGCACTTCGTGTCCCGAGTAGCTTGTCAAGTTGTTGGTTGAATTTCCCTGCGAAGTCCGATGACCGGTCTATCGCTTTACCCCACGAATCAATTTCTCCGTAGGAGTTGACCCACCACCCGTTAGCTTCTTCCCAGATACTTGGGTCCAGGATGGAGCCCGTCACGTCATGCCTCGTGCTGTCCTGCAACTTAACCAGGGCGTTCATCATTTCCTCTGATGACCGCGACGTCGAATCGATCATCTGATTCATACCCCAAGCAACAGCGCGTGCCCCAGCAAACGCAATCGATACCGCAGCCGCAGCTTTACCGACCTTCCCCAGACCAGCGGACAAGTTCGGGTGTTCCTTGTTCAGCGTCTTAAACGCGTCAATGAGTTCGAACGCTTTAGGTGCAAGCGTGATGAACGCTCCCGCGGCCAGCGTTCCGGCACCGGCAACACCAACAATTCCCACAGTCGCGTTTTTCACCGGTTCAGGAAGCTTTGCGAACCAGTTCGCGAACTCTGCAAGTTTGTCAGCACCTGCAGAGATCGCTGGCAAGAACACCGACCCAATCTCAATACCAGCGTCCTTGATAGAGTTTACCGCGATCTGAACACGCGATTCCGCGGTCTCATACCGCTTGTTAGCCTCCTGGATCAGAGCTATACCCTTTGCATACTCCTCATTTCCACTTGCGAGCGCGTCTTTGAGTACGTCTGATGCGGAGGCGAGGCGTAGCACTGCATCTGATTCTCTGATGCCTGTGATTCCTAACGCGGTGAGGGTTTGGTTGACGTTCTCGCCTTGTTTTTGGGCTTCTCCGAGGTGGGCGACAAACTTTTGGACGGTGCCTGCAGAGTCTTCTCCCCAGGACTGTTTGAACTCGTCTGCGCTCATGCCGGATGCTTTGGCGAATGCGTTCATGGAGTCGCCTCCGTCTTTGACGGCGTTGCCCATTTTCTTCATCACCATTGACATTGCCGTGCCACCTGCTTCAGCTTCTACACCCACTGATGAGAGAGCTGTTGCCAGGCCGAAAACGTCTCCTGCTGACATGTTGGCTTGCTTACCTGCGGCTGCAAGCCTCATCGACATGTCAACGATTTCTGCTTCTGTCGTTGCGAAGTTGTTTCCCAGCCCAACGATGGATGCTCCTAAGCGTCCTACCTCTGAGGTGGGCAGTTGCATGATGTTAGAGAAACGTGCCAGCTCAGTGGCTGCCTGATCTGCGGTGAGGTTTGTCGCTTCTCCCATGTCGATCATCGTTTTGGTAAACGTTGCGACATCTTTCGTTTTCACACCCAGCTGTCCGGCGGCTTCTGCGACGCTAGCGATCTCTGTGTGCGATGCCGGCAAGGTGGTGGTGGCGAGTGTGCGTAACTGTTGTTCAAGCGATGAAAGCTCTGATTCGGTCCCGTCTACGGTTTTCCGCACGCCAGCGAAATCAGACTGCCATTTCATTGCCGCACGCCCGGCCATACCGAATGTGACCGCGACACCAGCCCCGAACGCCAGCGTTGACTTCCCGACAATGTCCCACTCGCGTTCATGGTCTTTAAGGGACTTTTCGAAGCGCTTCAGTTTCTTGTTTGCCGGTTCAATACCTTTATCAGTGACACCTTTAAGAGCCGTGACAGCAGTACGCGCACCTGTCACCACACCCTGGGCATCAAGCACCATGCGTAAAGCAATACGTCGTTCTGCCATCACGGCCCTTTCTTACTTGGTTGTAACTTCTGCAGACCACAACAACGCGTCAGGAACGTCATACTCGTACTCCTGCTGAGCACGCCTGATCGCTGTTGTAGCGTGACACCTTGTTGGCGGTGGCACTGTGAACCTGCCAGCCACCGCCTGATCTTGACACTTCTCTTTCGGAGACCCACACACCGGACACAACGATTTCCGATATTCCGCGAGCGCGCGCATCCAGTCGCGCTGTCGGCTGTCCCATTCCGGATCGTTGGCGGTGGTGGGTGTCCAGCCCCTGAACCGCTTAAGGCTGATTCCTAGGCGTTCTGCTATTTCGAGGTCTTGTCTAAGGTCCGGTTCAGAATGGATGCGGTTCGTGAGAAAGGGATTTCAGACTCACGCTGGTTGAGCCGGAATACTGCGCCTACGAATTCCGCGTACTGGGCATCTGAGATTTCTTCTGCGATCTCTTCCCAGTCTTCCGGGGACCAGTCGACCGTGTCACCTGACTTGGTTGTGACTGCCACAATGGACTCTGGGAGTGCTTCGTTAAACAACGCGTCAGCGTTGAAGCCGAAACGTTGGTCCATGTCGTCATCTTCACGTGCTGGGTGCGCGTCTACGAGCTCGACCCAGCGTTTTCTGGTCAGTGCCCGGAGTTTGAAGACGATGATGGAGGATTCCATTTCGTTTTCGATGTGCTCAACGCGTTTAGCGGCAGCGCGAACACTGGCAGAAGAGTTCAGCCGGTCTGGTGACTCTGTTTTCTGTGCACGTTCCAGCTCATTTGTTGCGACCTCGTGGTCAGCCAGAAGGTCAAGGTTGGTGACGAGCTCCACGTTCGCTGTCGCTCTGGTGATCGTAATTTTTGACATGAGTTTCTCCCTGGTTGGTCTCCCTGGGTGAGTAATAAATGAGCCTGGCCTCGCGCGCCCAGGGAGACCACGCGAGACCAGACAGCTAGATGTTCTTACGCGGTAGCGACTTTCGCGTCACGCACGTCAGCAGAGATGAACTGTGGGATGGTTGACCGGATTACCGAGTTAGCTTCCGGCGCCACACCCTGCTTTTCACCTGCACGGGCTGGGTAGATCGTCACGACCTGACCTTCTTTGAAAGGTTCTTCGTACGGAACGCCTCGGCGCTCAACGAAGTACCCTTCGGCCCCTTCAGTAATGTTTTCTACAGCGTCGTTCGGGTCTTCGGTGTTCGTGTTGTCGATCACGGTGATAGACAATCCTGGGGTCTTACGACCCGGACGGCCGAACTCCTGACGCGAACACAGGCGTGGATCCGAAATCGTTGCCTGTTCCTTCGTTGGATTCCACCCGTCACCTGTCAGATAGCACGAAATGTCAATGACGCTTTCCGCGTTGAGCTCTGTAGAGGTTGGTTTCGTGTAATCTTTAAACGCTTTTACCCAGACGACCTTCATGTTGCCGTCGGCTGGTGTCGATGGGATTTCCGCCATGGTATTCTCCTTTTCTTCTTGTCAGCTCAGCCGATCAGCTAGAGCCTGCACCGACTCACTATGAGACGGCTCATTCATGGGTGGCCCACTCTGGGGCCGTATCTTCGGTTTCGCTGGCCTACACGCCGGCGACTTCTCAAACCTGCCCAAAACCTGCACAACGCCATCGCGCACCAAGCGCGAATCTTCAGGCACATCAAACTGGTGCCCGGTCTGCCGGTCCTTCACTCGAACAAACATTCGAACTCCTATCTCGCAGACACAGTCATCTCGAAACTGACTACCGTGTAACACACCCGCCTGTTCGACCCGATGATCGTCACGTCCGGATCCTCTGCTGGTGGTAATGCCGACACCTCACGCAGAGGTGAACACGCCCAACCGTCAACAACCGGGGTCGCCTGCTCAAGTGCTTGCACTACCCGCGAATACACGACCGCTACAGACTCAAACGTCGCCGCCGCTACCGTGACGTTGACCTCGATCACGTCACCCAACCGTGTGCCTGCAAACGACCTCGGTAACGGCAACGGCGGACGCACCCGCACAACCGTCCACGGCAACGCATCAAATGACGCCTGGCCATCGGACAATTCCACGACCTCGGTAACGGGACTCACATCACCTGGAAGTAAGCCTGCGATCGCTTGGGCAACAGCGAAGTAACTGCTCGTCATCGCAAGTAGCCCTTCAATACCTCGCCGAGGTGCTTCTGGAGGTTGTCTGCTTCCTCCCGTGCGGGACGGTAAAAGTCAAGTGATCCCCCACCGCCATTAGCCCCGCCGAAGTACGCGATGTTGGCGATATGCCCGACAGTTCCCGGCGCATACTTTTTCGTGACGGAACGTTTGCTGTTGCCTCTCACGGTCTTCAATACATCCGGGCCGATCTCGTACTCGGCACCACCAGCAGTAAACGTTTCATCGAAACTCGTCACACGAGCTAACTTCGCGAAATGCTTCGACTTCTTAGCATCGGCAACAAGCTCCTTCTTAATGTTCACCGCGCCCTTCTTCATCACCTTGCGTGCTGAATCAATCACCTTGTTAGGCGCGTACTGAATGTCAGCAATCACCGACGTAAGCTCACCGTCATCGATCTTCATAGTTCCTCCACTTGGTGACGATCAGCCGTGGCATACGCTTTCACAGGCGCAGGTAATGTCACCCGGTACTGCTTGCCCACAAACCGGTCATCTACAGGCGACTGGGTGACCGTGACAATGTCACCCGGGCGCACCTGACACGCACCCACCGGAACATGCACCTCAAGCCTGGCCACCGTGACAGCCAACCCAGCAGTATCAGCACCCACAGGCTGAACCTCAGAAGACTGCACCTTGCACTTACCCGCATACACCCGCGAGCGCACGTTGGTGACTTTTCCGGTGTTCTTGTCGGTTACAAGGTCACCGACTCGTTCTATTTGGCACTGTTGGGTCATGAGGCGTTCTGCAGCGCGTCGACCGCGTGCCACTACTATTTCTGGGCGCATCACAGTGTCCTTAGGACGCGGGCTCCTGAGCCGAAGCGTTCTGACAGCCATGCGCGTGTCCGTTGCGGCAAGCTCATGGGTGTGACTTGTTCGAGTCCTTCTCCGGTGGTTGCGAAGCTTTCGCGGTAGTCATCAATAGCGATAGACGATCGTGCCCCGTTGCGGAGTTCGAACGCCTGGTCAGATACTGCGTTAATGCCTGCGATGGTCATTGCTGCGCACAAGGATTTGATGTCTGCCGGGACTGTGTCGTACCCGTGTGTGTAGGTGATTTCTACCTCTGGTAGGTCCCTGGAGGTGGCCCACCCGCGTGCACGGTATAGTCCTGATGTTGCGACCTTGAAGTCTGTGACCGGAACGCCGTCGCATGTGACGTTGTGAACTTCTCTGATCGGTAGCCCTGGTAGATCCAGGATCCGTTCGTTGACACCGAGCACCACGATTGTTGAGGTGCGTTTCAGGATTGGGCACCCGGCGGCGTCTGTGATTGCGGAGGATGCTGACTCAATCATCGTTGCGATGAGAACGTCCGCATGATCATCAGGTTGGACACCGAAGGCCACGAGATCACTTGGTTGAATCAGCATCACGCATCACCGCCTGTCACTTCACGAAATCGTCGCAGAGTTCACGGATCTGGTCACGGTTTAAGCCCTGCAACTTTTCCTCTGGCACGCCCACCGCGAGCGCGTATTCGACCCACTTGGGTTTTGCTGCGTTACCGGCTGGGGCTTCTACAGTGGTGTGGTCTTCCGTGTCGTCTGGTGTTTGTTGTTCGTCGTTGTGTGTCGTTGGTTGCTGTGGTTCATCTGAACGGTCTTCAGTACAAGTTGGGGCATGTTCAGTAGATTCCCCTGCCAACTGAACATGCCCCGCGTCTAAGAGGCCACGCGCAACCGATTCGTCGACATCAATGACCACTTCGCTCGGTCCGACAATCTTCACCATGAGCTGTGCCCCTTACTCAGCGGTGAAGGACGCGACGGCGGTTGGTCGGATAACCTTCGACCCGTACACGTGCAAGCCACGTAGACGGTCTGCGAACTTGTTCTCCGCGCGCATTGCTTCGGTCTTCTGGATCTGAGAGACAAAAGCGATAGCTGAGCGGTGGAACGCTACCACCTGTGGCTTGTCAGTGACTGGAAGGTTTTCCGACACGTAGCCATCGAATCCAAGCAGACGACCAATTGCGGCTTCCCGCAACCCTTCCGTCGCGCCCAAAGTGTCCGCGTTCGTGATCTTTGAAGAGTACTCAAGCAACAGACCTTCGAACTCGGCGTTGGCGACGAACACACGGTTCTGGTTAGGAACCTTCGCCTTACGCAATGCCTTACGCAGATCACGCAACACGTTCCATGCAGATTCCGCGTCGGTCACGGTAGCAGTAACAGCCGTCGAGTTCGTGACCGCGAGCGCACCTAAGTGCTTGTCTGCGTCATCGACTAGGCCGTGAGCTGCAGAACGTGAGTACTCGTCGAGTGCCCCAGCCGACTGCGCACGGTCGATGTCATCGACGTAGAAGTCGAAGTTCTTCTCCTGGTCAATGACCAGTTCAATTTCGGTGTCGGTGATGTCGTCAGCTGTGGTCGTACGTCCCGCAGCCTTGTAGTCCTTCACCTTTACAGGAACAGGGGACACAATGTGAAGCTTGTTGCCGGCGGTGAGGTTTCCTTCGTACTGACGGTTCGTCAGTCCAGCGAAAACTGCTTCTTCCCGGAAGTCGACAAGCATCTGAGATGACCACAGTTCTGGAATGAACTTAGTGATAGCCATGTCGTTACTCCTTTCGTTTGCCTATCCAAGGCGGGTTACATATCAATGCGACCCTCGCGACGAGCCTTCACAATCTCTTGCGGAGACATGCCTTTCAGGTCTTGTGGAGACAGCTTCTTCTTCACGTGGCGTTTGCCTCTTGCTGAATCGAAACTGCTTGCACCGCCTTGCGCGGCCAAGTGTGGTTTACGCTCCAGCAAATCCTGGAGCGCTTCGTTAATGTCGTCTACGTCAACATCACCGTTGTCGGACACTTCAAACTCGCTTAAGTCCAAGAAGGCGAGCGCGTCGGAAGGATCCCGAAACTGGCCCGTGGCAAGCGATTTGATCTCGCTACGCAGAACGCGCTGGTTAGCTTTCGTGATTGCTTCCGCGCGAGCCTCTGCACGTGCTTTGTCCAACGCCTGCTCGTCTGGTGTTTTGTCCTTAGCATCGAACTCGGCGCGTAACTCATCAAGCTGTTTCTGCAGATCTCTAGCCTTAGCCCGTTCCGCGTTACGTTCCTGCTTCATCGCGCGAAGAGCTTTCCTGCCCTTTTCCATGAGCGCGTCAGCGCCTTCTGGGTCCTTGTCGTCGCTTTCTTCAGAGTCAGCGGTTTCTTCGCTTGCGTCTTCCGAGGTTTCGTTTTCCTCGCCTGCTTCCTCAAGTGTCTTGTCTGTGTCTTCTTTCAAGCCTTCAGACGAGGTCGAGTACTTCAAGGTTGCCATTGCGGTCCCTTCCTATTTCTGGCAATACAAAACCGCCCACGGGCAACCCGTGGACGGTAACAATCAAAAAATTGATTAAATTATCTTCGTGGCTTAATGTACTCGGCAACGATTTCTCGCGCCTCGTCTTCCCACCAAAACTTCTTCTTTGTCTCCATATTGTCAACGCATGTCAAAAGAGACTCAAGCGCGAGTTCAGACCCACCACCATGCAACCTATCCAGTCCGTGTTTCACAAACTCATCGTCTGCAGGTAAATCCTTGAGTGCCTCTTCGAACAGTTCGTCTGATCGCTTCGACATACTAGCTATTTTAGCTCGACTACTTTGGATACATCGAAACTAATCCTGGCCTTTTACTCCTGTGAAGTATTACTGCCCAAACTCTACCCTCGTATGTCACGAGTATTTCAACAGTTCCACTTGTTATTTTTGCTTCAGTTGCGGCACTCTTTGCCTGTACGAGAACATCTTCCAGTTTCGTTTTTATATATGCAGGGTCGCGCCCCCATGTTCGCGGTATCTGCGATTTGCTGGGATCCTTGCTGTAAAGATGCTCGTCGAGAACATGGTGCAATTCGCCATCAGTTAAATGCATAGGGAAGTCCCGTTCTGCGAACGGCATCGTCACACCACCAATTTTCATTGGCTCATCCCAATTATCACTTGAAGAGCTTGGTGCAACTGGGGGTGTGCCGTTTCCACGTCCGCCAGCACCACCGGTGGCAGTTGCAGGCTTGTTCTCTTGCGGCCTAACCGGTCTACGAGACCCCAACGATGGGCTTGGGCCCGGCACTGGCCTGGATGCGTTAACTACGCGTCTGCCCGCTTCAGCGAGCGCTATTGTTTCGTATGCGTGTACGCGTAGTTTGTAGACGCGTTGGCGTTCTAGTGTGCGGGCAACAGCCCGGGTGGCTTGGAGGTCTGCAACACGCTTGTGTAGGTCGGTGAATGCGTCCCATGCTTTCGGTTGTCTCACCGACCTGTCCCACACGCCGTGTGCGGCTTTCCACTCGTTGAGTGCTTTCTGTTTGAGCCATTTCTTGCCAGCGTTTGTCATGTGCAGGCCGGCGTTTAGCCCGTTGGGGTCTTGTGGCCCTAGCAGATACCCGTATTCCCGCATGAGACGTTTGGCAGTGTGAGTGTCTCCGTCTGCTCTGCGGTAAATCTCATGGACCGTCAAGCGTCGTTTACCAGCTTTGCCAGCTGGCGCATGGTTGCGATACCACCCGTGCTTTCCTGCGCCTTCTGAAGTGAACCTGCGTGACCGTCGGTGTGGAAGTGGCCTGGTAAGCGAGTTCCCCACCTGGTAAATGTCGGCTCCGTCCCGGATTGCTTGCGCACCGGCTTTGGTCCAGATCTTGTTCTGCTCTTCCTCAGAAAGAGCGTTGAACAGTTCATACGGGTCATTCGACCGCTTAGGCGCATCAGCAGGATCAAGCACTGGAACGTGGACGCACCGGCAGTGTGGGTGGCGCTTGAACACTTTCGATGTGAAGTACTGGCCAGTAAGCATTGAGCATCGCACGCAACACCCGACCTGCGGGATACGCTGATACGTCAAATGCTGGGACAGCGCTACAGCCAAGGACGCTTCTTCAGCTGTATCAAACGTCACCGCGTGAGTAAGCCTTGCCAGTTCAGCTACACCGGCGTACATGGCAACGTTTGGTGGCTTGGTCTGTCGAACTGCCTCAAGTGTCCGGTACGCAGGCCCAGCGAACGCCGCGTCAAGGTCTGCCCCCGTGTACGGCATCGACCCAACGTAGGAGTCCACATTGATCTGGTCATCAATGTCACGCCCTTGTACAGCTGAGGCGACAGTCATGAACGCGGCCGCGTCAATGACCGAAAACTCTTGAACATCCTCAGCGACCCGCGTTACGCGCGGGAGCTGTTGTTGCCACGAATCAACAACATTATTGAAGTCCACCTGATTCCAGGTAGCAACGTTTCGTCTGAACCCGGACGTTTGCGCCGCTGTCGTTGCTTTACGGTGCTCCTCAGCTAAGCTCTCGAGGACTGTCATCTGCTACCTGGTTTTCAACAGACCGCATAGCGTTCATCGGGTCCAGCGACTGCTCTTCCTGGATCATCAACATGATGCGTTCGATCTGCTCTGGATCCTGCCCGTCTTGCTCAAAGATCCACCGCAACGGGTAACCCATCTGACGCTTCTTGAGCAATGCGTCCGCACGCTGAGCCTCAGACCGATACTGGATATCAGCCCACATGACCTTCCCCGCGGCGAGCGCGTCAATGTCTGACTGTGGTCTGCGCATAGCGATACCCATGAGCTTGTACATGTCGCGTACGTCTGGAGAGATCTGGGTGATTGCCTGTCTGACTTTTGATACGAGGCCAGCTTCTGAGATTGTGAGCGTTTCAGCTGCGGTGTTCGTGAGTCCTGACAGTAGGTAGTGTGGTGGGGTTCTGGTTTGTGCTGCGATGTGCTCTACTGCGCGTTCGATAACCTTCGAAAACGGTTCCAAGAGCGCTTGAGACCATTCCTGAACCTTCGCATTCTGGTTGGGGACCCACAGGATTTTCTCGCCCAGCAGGTCATCTAGCTCTACCGGACGTTTCCCGATGACTTGCCCGTTCTTATCCAAGATCGGGATTGACGGTGGTTCAGCTCCTGTAATGACACGTTGTGGCATTGTCGCAGCGTCAAGAGCGTTCAACAGGTAAGCCCACACGAGGTTGATCGCGTCCTGCATGGCCATGACACCGGAAATGTCAGACATGGGTGCGTCATCGAGCAGGTCACGGTTCTTAAACTCAACCACCGGGACCTCACCGAACGGGTTAGTCGCAAAGGGTTGCGGATCCTCAGAGCGGATCTGCCAACCACCCGTAAGTTCAACATCTTCGCCGTTACGTTCCCAGCGTTCACGATCAGTGGGGCGTGAGAACTTCCAAATCTCGTCCCTGGTGTACAAGGTGGCGTACTCAACCTTGTCGTCAGCCCACACGATCAGCGCAGCCCGACGCTCACGCGTAACCGGGTCATCATCAACAATGGTTGATTCTGGCGACTCAAACGTGATCCGTGGGACATCATCAGTCTTACCGGGTGCAACGAGTGCGAACGAGCGTTTAGCAGCCGCACGCACCACCATCGCCGTATGCATACCCGCAGCCGCATTAGACCGCTCCCACGCCCTGTTCATCACCGCATCAGACTGCACCTGCCCGAACGGGCGGATCCCCAACACGGTCATACGTTCCGGCCCGGCATCAGCCACCGGCTGGCACCAGTTATCCGAGAACCCACGGAACTGGTCAAAAAACTGTTGGTTGAACTTTTCAGACGCAAACCGCAACGCGCCCTGCACGCCACGGTAATAATCCAGTTCGCGCGAAATACCCTCACGCCTATTCGCTAAGGCTTCTGAAAGGCGGTGAACCTTCCTCTGCGCTTCTTCTAACGTGAGCACGGCTCACCTCTTTCCGTAATAGCTCGCACTCGTCGATGTGCCTGTAAAAATCATTGAGTCCACAACCTGACCCGCCCCATCCGCGAGCGCGTCGCACACTGCTGAGTGGGCGAGCACTGAGGACATGGCGAGGTCGATTTTTTGGTGTTCGGTTGGCTTTTCGATGTAGTAGCGTCCGAAGGCGCCGATAGCTTTTTCGACTGCGTTTCGGATGTGTATTGCTGCGGTGTCGTTACCGTCATGAGTAAACGTTGTGTCGGGTTTAAGTACGTCCATGCGGAAGCGTTCGAGTTCTTCCCACATGAGGCCGGTCCGGTTCGTGCGCCACTCGACGAAGATTTCTTTTCCGTATTTGGCTGACCATTCGTCGAGTTCTGTACCCCATCCGAAGGGGTCGACATAGACGCGTCTGACGTCGAATTCCGACATGATTTCTTCAAACGCTGCACTGACCTCAAGGCGGGGTATTTTGCCTCCCCATTCCTGTGGGTTCCACGTCGTTTCACGGTCCCCGTTGTGATAGGTGGGCGTGAACTGGTAGAAGTCAAAAGTTTCAGCGCGAATCCCAGTCCAGTCGTTCGTGACCGACCCGTCAAAGCCCAAACACACGGGGGTTCGTGGCTTCACCAATGCGGGCGAGCGCCGGGCTTCCCATTCGCCGGCTTTGATCCAGGAGGTGTTACCAGCGACGATGCGGTTTCCGTAGAATCGTTCGGCTTCACCTGGATTGGTGACCATGAGTTCTGAGGCTGTCGCTTCGATTGAGCGTAGGTCTACCCATGGTGAGAACTGGTAGTTGAACTCGAAGATCTTTTGCCGGTCGGCTTTCTTTGCGAAGTTCAAGTTGGCTGGTGGTGGGAAGTAGTGGACGTATACGTCTTTGTGTCCTGCTTCCATGGTGGTTTGTAGCCACGAGTTTTCTGTTGGGTCAGGCGGGTTAGATGATTCGGCCATGCGGCCTGACATACCGCCGAGACCACGCAGGAGCGTGTTGTTGAACTTCCGCATACCGTTCTGGTCGGTGTATAGGCCGGTTTCATCGGGGAACGCGGCGGTGATACGGGCACCCAGTTTCGAGTCTGCTTTCGAAGTCACAGTCTCGATGACTGCGTTCTTCCCACCAGAAGGGTGCCTAGCGTACCCGTAACCAATCTTGGGTAACACGTTTGCCAGTGGCCCGTTGTTCACCATGTCCACCAACGCATCCCACGTGTTGGCAACCTGGTCTTCAACGACGGCGGCTAACTGGATCCGTGGCGATGGCCACGGTTTTCCCATCGGTTCGCCTACTGCGTACGGGCGTTCCCACCCGCACGGGCACCCGAAATCTGCGCATTTATACGCTTGCGACCCGTCAGCGTACCCAGCAAAGAGCGCAGGGCCCACGAACTCAATAAGGGCATGCCCTGCAATACCCGGTGATTTTCCCACCTTCTGAGCAGCAACCCACGCCGACCGCCTGTACTTAAACGCCGCCGCACGATCACCCGGCTTAGCCGATTGAGCAACCGCGTAATGGTTAAGCAAAAACACCACATGGTCAACGGTGGGCTCAAACGGTTGACCTTGCAGTTCACCATCAGGCACAACAGCATGTCGAGCCAACCAATCCGACGCCAAATACCCAAGTGTCTCGGTGACCTTCGGCAAATGGTAGTCAGGTGTCTTAACCACGGCCCGTCAACGCGCTAATACGCGCAGCAGTCGGAGTCGCAGACACAACCGCTTTCGCAGTCTGAGTCTCGCTCTCCTGCTCCACCGTCGAAAACTTCCACTTATTACGCAACAGACCTGACAAAGTAATCCCCAGGTCATCTGCCATAATCCGCATCTGCGTCAACCGTGACGCTGGAACATCAAAGTTCATACTCTCAATCGAGACGAACAGTCGAACATAAATAGCCAACGGCACCGACTGACGCTGAGACTCCCACACAATCGACTGGCCCTGACGCCACAACGAACGCCACAACTCGCGCTCACGATCACTAGGAGCAGGACGCAGAGGCCAATTCGGAGTGCGTTTACGGTTCACACCATGCGGCAGCTCAACCCAACCATCAGAATTCCTACGCTGACGATACGAATTCAAATCTGCCGGCGGACCCGACCTCGACCGTGCACCCCCAGACGGCATAACGAACACCCCCTCAAGCTCCATTGCGGAAACCCCGAGACCAGCCAGAAACTACACTCTGACCAGCGCAAACACTGATTTTTTTGAACTATGCGCGCACTATTTACCCGCCGGGGAGGGG